TGAGACCGCTCCAGATCGAACGGTGTGAACTGTATGCCTTCCTTGACCATCTCGCGCAACAACTCCAGCGCAGAGTCCTCATCCTTCGCGTTCCGCAGCGTGGACGCCGCGAATTCCAGCGGGTGGTGCGCCTTCAACCAAGCGGTCCAGTAGCTTATCACGGCATAGCTGTGGGTGTGCGCTCGATTCATTTGCCAAGCGCCCATCGCGTTGATGGTCTCCCAGACGCGCCTAGCCTCGCTTTCCGGCACACCTTGCTTTCCCGCTCCGATCTTGAACTTCTCCCAGTATGCTTCGAATGCATCCTTGCCCATCCGCTTAGACATTGTCTTACGGATATAGCTGGTTTCGGCCCAGTCGAACTGCCCGATCTCACGGACGATGGCGAGCGTTTGTTCTTGGTAGATCGGCAGGCCGAAGCTCTCGGACATCGTACGCTCAACTAGCTCGTGCATCGGCTCGTAGCGCTTCCCGTCGCGTCGGGCGATATACTCCTGCGTAACGCCCCCTCCGAACGGTCCTGGGCGCGCTAGGGCCGTTACGGCGTCGACTTCCCGTAGCGACGTAAACTCGCCCATCTGCTCCGCGATAGAGCGCATTGCGTTGCCTTCGAATTGGAAGATGCCGCACAACCGCGTCTTGGTGAAGACATCGAACACCTTCGGATCGTCGAACTTGAGACCGTACCAGTCTACGTCGATCCCGCAGTCCGCCAGCACGGTCAGCGTACGCAAGCCGAGTACATCGATCTTGAGCAGCCCCAGCGTCTCAGCCGTGCCTTTCTCGATGTGCGCGATCCCTTCGGCATCTACTACACAGAAGTCAGTCAGCGGAGCGTTGCAAACCAGAAGCCCCGCAGCGTGGACGCCAGTGTGGGAGGCGTGCCCCTCTAGGTCAGCGGCGATGAGTGCTTCGGGGTAGTGCCGAGCGAAAGCACGCCCAGCCTCTGTATCGTTTAGTGTATCCTCTAGACAACTGTTCGCGCGCCGCTCCGCTGAGGAGCGCTCGATCATCGCCATCTTCACCTGGGCGGTTGCTGCGGGCGGTATGCCCAAGGATTTACACACTGTGATGAGCGCGCTCTTAGGCTTGTAACGCGATACAGTTCCAATGTGCGCGGTATTGGCTTTCCCGTACTTGTCCGACATGTAGGTGAAGACGAGTTCCCGCTTGTCATCCGGGAAGTCCAGATCGATGTCTGGTAAGTCGGCGCGGCTGACATCAATGAAACGTTCGAAGTAAAGTCCTGCTGGGATTGGATCAATCTCCGTGATGCCAGCGAGGTAGCACACGAGCGAGCCAGCGCTCGATCCTCTGGAAGGTCCGACAAGCATGTGTTGCTTGGCGTAGTTACACATGTCGGCAACGACGATGAAGTAGGACACGAAGTCTTTGGACTCGATGAGTCCAAGTTCGTATTTGAGGCGTGTTTCATATTCGTCGCTCCATGGTAGCTTTCGCTTTTCGATTCCAGCACGACACAATGCCTCTAGGTCGCCCTCTGCGCGGATCATCGGGGCGTGCGGTAATTCTAGGCCAATACACTCTGCAGCGATTGTCTCTGCGCTCTCCTCCGGTCCCAATGGGAGTATGTACTGCGGAGTAGGCTTAACCGCACCGCGCGCTGCTATCTCGAACAGCGGCTTGTCCTGCGGAATGATGTACGAGTTATCGCTGGTGTTAACCACGGTCAGACCGTGCTGCCGTGCTATTGCCAGCTTCGCAGAATTGAGAACACGGGAGCCGGGGCTGATGTCGATGATGGCGGCAACCTTTGAGAGAAACGCCCCATCTGTTACAGCCCCGGCGAACTTAATTATATTCCCGCTCATATCCTCCACATCGGCTTTATATAAGCGTGGAACAGCACCACCACGGACCTTGATAGGCTGGCGGTGCGCCATGCTTACGGTGCGGTACATCTCGCTAAGTCCAGCTGTGTTCTTAGCAAGGAACCACATATTGATGGGAACATCGTCATCGCTTACCGCTAGCTCGATGCCGAGCAGCGGCTGTATCCCTGCAGCCGTACACGCTTCGAACCAGTCAACATGGCCCCACGTGCTGTTCAGGTCAACGATCCCTGCAGCCGTGCAGCACTGCTCCTTCAGGTGCGCAACCATCCGCTCGATGGGAGCGTAGGCCTGCCCGAAGCTGTATTCAGTCCTGAGACGGAGTTGGATCATAGCTTCCTATACCATTCACACAATGAAAAGCCCCAGAAAAATAATGGATAGTCAGCGTTTGGCTCCTTCATGCACCCCGCTAGCATCGGGATTACGCAAAGTAGCATTGCTGCAACGCCCCACGGCACGCTTGCCAAGAATGCCAGCGCTATAAACGGAGCGCCTAGGCACTTCAAGAAGCATTTAAGATATTTGTTCATGGCTCCTCATACGTCTTCAGCATGTCGTCCAGCGGCAGGATTGGCTCGATGAGCGCGTCGCAGTCGTTGCCGCCATCGATGAAGCTATCAAAGAACCTAGCCGCAATCAGCGCCTCCAACAGCGCGCGAGTATCGTCAATCGCCCTGTGCTTGTGGCCGTACTCCTTGCCTGTGAAGTGCGTATATAGCTCGGTCAGCTTCAGCCGCCGACCGTATAGGTGCTTGTACTCCTGTACGGTGCAGATGGCCTGTGGCAACTTATACATCAGGCCTAGACGGTCGAATTCAAACTGCAACAAGCTAACATCGAACGGGGCGTTGTGCGCTACGATGTAGTCAACATCTGTGAACAGCCTAGCAATAGGTGTCGGAAATTCGTCCTTGCCAAGAAACGCTTGATCGAACCTCGGCTGATCCGCTACCATCTCATCCGTAATGTGATGAATCTTGATCACATCCTCCGGCATCGGAATGCCCGGGTTGATCAGCTGCGAGCATTCCGCTACTACCGACATCGTGTCCGTATCGAATACAAGCGCGCCAATCTCACAAATTCGTGGTTGTTTGTCTAGCGGGGCAGATGATGGCTTCGGCAGGCCAGTCGTCTCCGTGTCGAAGATCGTTAGTTTCATCAATCTCTCCAAAATAATGACACAACAAGAGATACCAGTAGCACAAGTGCTCAGCGCCTGGGCCTGGACGCACATCGTAGTAGCACGCCCATTCGTAGCGGGTCACAGGCCACCTACTCACGTGCATCATGGCGTACGATGAACTTGAGGTCAACGCCAAGGATGTGGTACGTATCGAAGACAACATAATTGTAGGTGCGCTTGCCGGCGATATATGGATTGGTGTGGCTGAGCGTCATCACCTCCTGCGCGATGCCAATGCCTTCCTCTTCAAAGAATTCACGCCACTTCACTAGCTCTAAGTCGCTGACGTGCATCCCTAGGTGACTAACGCCAGCAGGCCGGTGCTCGACCCAGTTAGGGCCATTGGTGTAATCCAGCACCTCTAGCTCGCGTGCCGTGTCTAAAATGTCATAGTTGAACGCTAGGTTCGCCTCGTTGCGGGCTGGCAGGCCGAAGACTTGCCCGACTGCGATGACATGGTCACGCGCCCATTCATTCGCGCCTAGCTTGCTTAGGAACTTGATCGCGCGTTCTGGGAACGGCGGGTTCAAGGCAATCTGTTCAATGAGGAATTTCATAGTTTCTCCACTGTTGGAACATCACGCCATTCTTCAACATAATGAACTCCGTATGTATCACGCTCTCGACCAGTCCATAGTTGCTGCAATCGACGTGTCTTACCATCGCCTTCCCACTCTAGTGCGAATCTGAGATTCACTGTTGGGGTCCAATCTGTCTCAGTCATAGTATTGCAACCTTTCCAAGTTGATCGAACTTACCGGGTTGAATGATGGTCTTCTGATCAATGGTGTGAACACCTTGAATAGGGTAGAAGTCATAAGTGATCCGCCCGCCGTCCGTCTTGAGGACTTCCAGCCCTGGAGGGTAGGCTTGTAGCGCCTTGATTAGTTCTGCGACAGTCATATCACGCTCCATAAGGAATAACACAGCCGGTAAGATACTTGTGGCGCTCCTTGGTCGATAGCAAGTACGCGATGAACTCTGCGACCGCTAAGGGCGGGGTCTCCTCGTGGGTGAGGAGACCGTTTAGTTGGTATTCCCGCGCGTATGCTGCTGTCCAGTCGCGGGTCCGCACGACTTGATCGTCGATGTCCTTACTCATCCCGGTTCCAGCCAGCTTGTTAGGCGAGATTCCGAAAACCGTGATGTCGTGCAACTTCGTCAACTCGCGCGCTAGCTGCTGCGTCATGATGTGCGCTGCGCCCTTCGAAGCGTTGTAGGCAAGTGAGCAGGTCATCGGCATGTGAGAGGCGTTGGAGACGATGTTCAGAATCGTTCCCTTCGACTCCTTAAGCATGCTAAGGCACGCCCGCGACATCATGTAGATGCCCTTCGCGTTGACGCCCATCACCTTGTCCCACTCAGGCTCAGTGAAGTTCTCCAGCCAGTCAATGATATTGACGCCAGCGCAGTTGATGAGGCAGTCTAGCTTCCCCTCGCACAGACTCTCAACATACGGCTCACCGGCAATTGTTACATCCATGTTCGGGTGCAGATTGTGATCGAAGCGCAAAACGAAGTGATGGAAGTCCTCTAGCACGTCAACGAGTGCCTTGCCTAGACCCGATGCTGCGCCTGTTACTAGAATTTTC